ATGAGTAAGCCACCACGCAAAAAGAAGTAGCTACAAGCTACCACGGAGAACAACATGAAGATAATAAGGGATAAGGCGTTACTGCTTAAAGTACGTAACCCTAAACAGATAACAACTGTGATCCCAAAGAGTAAGGAAATATCTATGAACGAAGTTGTCGTAAACTGGGGTATTGACGAAGTTCATACTCTAAAGAATTTAAATATAAACATGCCGTCACCTATTACCAAACGTTATAGCTGGCCGGGACAGTACAAGCCGTTCGAACATCAGAAAGACACGGCATCATTTTTGACTATGAATAAAAAAGCGTTTTGCTTCAACGAGCAAGGCACGGGTAAAACAGCGTCTTCAATATGGGCTGCTGACTATTTAATGAACCAAGGCAAGGTAAATAGAGTTCTCGTTATATGTCCACTATCTATAATGGATAGCGCATGGAGAAACGATTTGTTTTCCTTTGCTATGCATCGAACAGTCGATGTAGCTTATGGTTCAAAAGAAAAGCGTAAGAAGATAATTGAAGCGGGCGCAGAATTTGTAGTTATAAACTACGATGGTGTCGAAATTGTGAAGGATGATATAGCCAACGGTGGGTTTGATCTTTTCATAGTTGACGAAGCTACGCATTATAAAAATGTACAGACCAAGAGGTGGAAAACCCTTAACAAAATCATAGGAGAAGATGATTGGCTGTGGATGATGACTGGCACACCTGCAGCTCAAAGCCCTCTGGACGCTTATGGCCTAGCTAAAATGGTAAGTCCCTCATCCGTGCCAAGGTTCTTTGGTTCTTGGCGTGACATGGTAATGTGGAAGATAACACAGTTTAAATACAAACCAAAAGAGACATCCAAAGACACTGTATTCAAAGCATTACAACCCGCAATACGTTTTACGAAAGAAGAATGTTTGGATCTGCCTGATATGGTATACACCAAACGCATTGTTGAAATGACCCCACAACAAAAGAAATATTACGAAACACTACGTAAGCAGATGGTTATGCAAGTGGTTGGAGAAAACATTACCGCAGCCAACGCTGCTATAAGTCTAAACAAGTTGCTACAAATAAGTGCAGGGGCAATTTATACAGACGAAGGTGACACAATACAATTCGATATTAAAAATAGATATCAAGTATTAAAAGAAGTCATAGACGAGAGTAGCCAAAAAGTTCTGGTGTTTGTACCGTTTAGACATACGATTGATATGTTATCCAACAAGCTGCAGCAGGACCGGGTCACGTCTGATATCATACGAGGAGATGTTTCTGCGCCTAAACGTACAGACATATTTAACCGGTTCCAGTCAGATCCCGATCCTCGTGTTCTAATAATACAACCACAAGCCGCCGCTCATGGGGTTACACTCACTGCCGCCAACACTGTTGTATGGTGGGGGCCAACTTCATCGTTAGAAACATACGCACAGGCGAACGCACGAGTACATCGGTCAGGGCAGAACCATAAATGCACTGTTATACAGATAGCGGGATCAAATGCTGAAAAACGTATTTACCGTCTTTTAGATGATCGTATTAATATACACACAGAAATGATAAATTTATATAAAGAAATACTTGACTAAGTATTATAAGTTACTATATGTCAGGAAAGTGACTATAAGTGGAGAACAATTAATGACTATAAGCGTCGATAAATTACTGAAGACCTATATAAAAATTAGAGGTAAAAGATCTGAGTTGTCTGCAGAGTTCAAAGAAGCAGACGAAAAGTTATTAAAACAGCAGGAAAAACTAAAAGCTGCTATGTTGGACTATTGCAAAGAGCAAGGGGTAGATAGTGTTAAGACTACCAGTGGTATGTTCTACCGCACTGTCAAGCAACGCGTTTGGACTAACGATTGGGAAGCTATGTTTGAATTTGTAAAGAAGCATAACGTTCTCGAATTTTTTGAAAAGCGCCTTAACCAAACCAACGTAAAGCAGTTTCTAGAAGAGAACCCTGATCTTCAACCTGCAGGTCTAAATGTGGACAGTGAGTACGTTGTTTCTGTGAGGAAAAACAAATGATTGACTTTAATTATAGTGCTACACCAAAAGATACAGAAGATACTCCATATGTACCTATCAACAAGGTTGCGGATTACTTTCAAGTATCTATATCCACTGTTCGTAAGTGGGTAAACAACGATTACATACCTGACGATACCTACATAAAAATAGGTGAGGTATATCGTTTTCGGTTACATGATGTGGAATCAGCGTTGTCAAAAGTAACTAAATCAGGACAAGCCGAACACTAATGTTAGATACAGCGTTTAATAATATCACTCTTGGAGACGGTCACTTTAAAAGGTCTGTCGGTGGTAAGCAGGAGCGTATCACTGCAGATCCGTTGAACGTGGTTATTGTTAACGCTGCTAAGTTGGCTCGTACGTATTACAAAGATGAGTACGACCCGACAAATCCATCTGCTCCTACATGTTGGTCGTCAGACACTGTAGTACCTTCCCCTGATGTACCGTCTGGGCAACGGCAAAGCCACAGATGTATGAGCTGTGAGCAAAGCATTAAGGGATCAAGCACTGGGGGTGGTCGAGCTTGTAGGTACTCCCAACGTTTGGCTGTTATACTTGAGGAGCAGATGGATACTATTTATCAAATCCGCATCCCTGCGACATCTATATTTGGAAAGGCGCGGGACGGTAACATGCCGATGCAAGCATACGCAAAGTATCTTCATGGGCATAAGACAAGTTCTATTTCGGTGATAACGCAAGTTAGTTTTGATGCTAAGAGCGATATCCCTAAACTATTTTTTAAAGCCTTGCGTCCGCTCAACGATAAAGAGCAACAAGTGGCTTTAAAACAGAAGAGTAGCCCTGCCGCAAGCATGGCTGCATTGCAGACTGTGGTTGTTTCAGAAGAGACTTCCATAGATAAATCACCGTTCGAAGTAGTGGACGGGTTCAAATATAAGGAGAACGACGATGGCGGAAGCCAATATACATTTGATTGAGCGAGTTATAGCCCTGTATCCAAGGTTAGATCAAACTTACAGGTATGATAAAAAGATACCACCTAATGGTAAGACAATACCGTGCGGACCTACTGAAGAAAACGCTAAGTTTGAGATGGACTTTAAAATGACGGAAAGTCAGGCTAAAGAACTATACAGTCACATGAAAGCGGCATACAAAGCTGAAGCGACCAAAGATTGGCCTGATATGCCTAAACCTGTGGAAGTCTTTGATAAAGATGACGAAGGTAATTTCGTAGGTTCAGTGCAATTAAAAGGGCAGTTCAATGGTAAAATTACGGAACCCCCGTTAATTGTGGATTCAAATAACAAGAAGTTGCCACCTGAGTTTAAACTTACAACCGGTAGCCTTGTAAACTTGGGGGTAAATTTAGTCCCCTACAATATGAGTACTTGTGGTGTTTCGTTACGCATAAAAGCTGTGCAAGTAATTAAACTTAGCGAGAAGAAACAACATTCTCCTTTTGCTGCGGTTGACGATGGTTGGTCTCTAGACGATGAGGACGATCCATCCACAGTATTTTTAAGTACAGCAGATACTGCTCCTGTCGAAGAGGACGAAGTACCTGCACCGAAAAAGGTCTCCAAGAAAGCAGAGGGCGCTGCTCCGCCACCTGATGAAGACCTTGCGTCTATTGTTGATGATTGGGACGACTAACCCATTGGGAACCATTAACAATAGTCATTACCGTGGTGGGGTTTCTATACTTCTCCACTCCACCACGGTACATTTTGGAGCAGCATTATGGAAACAACAGAATTTTTACGGGGGGTACTAAGTAGTAACGGAAACTACTGCGTATTCGCTGCGAGAGCGAAAGATAATATAAGAATACAAAAGTTCTACAACACCGTAGAGGAAGTAGAACAAGCGGCACATAAGTATAACAATGATGGCCTAGACGTATATTTTGCACTCAGTACATTCAAAGAACCTACCAATCGAAAGGGTGACAACGCTCAAGAATTAAGGGCTTTGTTCCTTGATCTAGACTGTGGACCTTCGAAGGAGTACGCGACACAACAGCTCGCCGTGTCCGCGTTGCGTGGCTTCTGTAAAGATCTCTCCCTGCCTAAACCTACATTGGTCAACAGCGGGCGCGGTGTTCATGTTTATTGGCCTCTTACCGAAGCAGTTTCGGCAGAGGAATGGGTGGACGCGGCAGAACGATTGAAACAAACCTGTGCCGAGAAAGGCTTGCTTGCTGACCCTGCAGTAACGGCTGACGTAGCTCGTATATTAAGAGTGCCGAATACCAATAACTATAAAGACGATAATCCCTTACCTGTTATGGTGTACGGTGTAGAACCTATTAAGCCTGTCATTCTTTCAGAATTTATTGACAAGCTAGGCGTTGATCTGAAGCCAGTTAGTAACGTTGATCTAGGCACTGACGCTTTATATGAAGCGTACGCTGAGAACTCCGAGAACGTTTTTAAAACTATTATGCAGAAAACGTTGCAAGGTCGTGGGTGCAAACAGCTACAATACATAGCTACAAAACAACATGAAGTTAGTGAACCTTTGTGGAGGGCAGGGCTATCTATTGCGAAGTTTTGTGTGGACAGTGAAGTAGCCGCAGAAAAAATATCCAGTAGGCATCCTGACTACGACGCGACATCTATGTACAAAAAGATGGACGAGATAAAAGGGCCTTATACTTGTGACAGGTTTAGCGAACTAAACGAAGGGATTTGCAATGAATGTCCCCTTAGAGATCAAATAAAATCCCCGATTGTTTTGGGCAAACGTATAAAAGAAACAGATGGTGAAGTCACTGTAGAAGCCCCTGTGTCGGGTAAGTTGTACGATATACCAATATACCCCAAGCCCTACTTCAGAGGTACAGCGGGGGGTGTCTTTCTGCGTAGCAGCAATGCTGACGGAGATATAGAAGAAGAAATAATATACCACCACGACATTTATATTACTCGTCGCTTACATGACGAAGAGCTTGGCGAAACGTTAGTGTTTCGTTTACACTTACCTCGTGACGGTGTGCGTCAATTTACTGTACCACTTACACACGTAACTTCTAGAGAGGAGTTTCGTAAGAGTATGGCACGGGAAGGCGTGACTGCATGGGGCAAAAATTTGGATAAACTTATGGCATATACAACAAAATGGGTAGATGAACTACAACAAACATCAACAGCATCTGAAGCACATAGACAATTCGGTTGGGTTGATGAAGACATGGATGCTTTTGTACTAGGAGAGCAACTCGTTGAGGGGGCTGAGATAACATACAACCCACCTTCCTCTAAAACATCAGGGTTTATGGACTCTTTTGAGCCGAAAGGATCAGAAGAAAAGAACATAGAACTACTAAACTTCTACGACAGAGAGGGGTTTGAGATGCATCAATACGTAGTTGGTGTAGGTTTTGGGTCTCCTCTGATGGCTCTAACAGGTCTAAATAGTATGGCAGTGCATCTATTTGGTGGCACAGGCGTGGGTAAAACAACAGCGCAGTACGCGGCTATGTCCTTGTGGGGCAACCCAGTTCAACTATCCCTACAGAAATCGGATACACACAACTCACGTATGAACCGTGGAGAAGTCATGCATAGCTTACCTCTAATATCCGATGAGATGACCAACGTAACAAGCTCAGAGATGTCTGAGTATGTTTATCAAGTATCTGGGGGCCGTCAGAAGAACAGGTTGTCAGCAAACGGTAACGAAGAGCGTGTGCGCGGTAAGCCTTGGAAACTATTAGCTCTTAGCTCTGGCAACACCAGTGCATGGGAGATATTGAGCCGTGACAAAGCTACGCCGAAAGCAGAGATGCAGAGGCTATTCGAAATAAAAGTTTTAAAGTTAATATCTGGTGCAGAGGACACACGAATTACAGCAGACCTTCACGAAGATATCCAAGTAAACTACGGTTGGATAGGACCGAAATACATACAATGGGTGATAAACAATAAAGAAGAAGCGCGTAAGATTGTGCAGTCCATAAAGACAAAGCTAGACGGAGCGGCAGGGCTTGGACCTGAAAACCGTTTTTGGTCTAACGGCAACGCTGTAATAATAGCAGGGCTGATGATCGCTAAGAAACTAGGGTTTGTTAATTATGACGTGGGCAAAGTGTACAAATGGGTAGTCCAAGAACTGATACGTAGAAACAACTTTGTAAACGATATAGGCGCTTCCGTAGATGAGACACTAGGTAACTATATATCAGAGAACTACAACAATATACTTAGGATCGAAAGCACTGAAGACCTACGGGGTAGGCACGATAATGGTCTGGATCAATTAGTACCCGTGACGGCCTCACCTCGTGGGCAGTTGATAGCTAGGTATGAGCCTGACACCAAGTCGCTATTCTTGCGGATAAAACCTTTTAAGGATTGGTGTACAGATCAGCAGATAAACTATGCATCTTTAGTCGATGACCTAAAAAAGAAGAAAAATGCAAAGCGTGTAAAGAAACGTTTGACTAAAGGCACAGACTTTAACATGCCGCCGCAAGATGTATTGCAAATGACGTTTGATGGTTTTGATGAGGTTCCAGATGGATCAGAAGGTAATGAAACTTGATGACCTAAACCCTGATGGGCTTAGAGTTACTATAGAATGGGAGAACATGGACGTAGGCTCCTCGTTCTTTTTACCGTGCATAAACACAGAAAAAGGCACAAAACAGCTAAAAAGTGTTGCAAAAATGAAAGCATGGGAGTTCGAAGTGCAAATTTGCATAGAAAACAAAAAATTAGGTTTACGTGTGTGGAGAACTATGTGATACACAAAATATGACAACTCTTACTCGATAGTGTTGTTCTCCATAACTGAACTACTATATGTAGAGACCCCTACTGTGAGCTGCTCCGGTAGGGGTTCTTTTTCAGAACAAGTTAAAACCTTGATCGTATTCTCTTAGACTTTTCTCCATGAATGGGGTGTAAGTCATACCACCACGCATTTTACCAGTCGTTCTACCGAAGGAAGCAGCAGATCGTCGTTTAGTATCATTTGTTATAATTGATTTCTCTGCGCCCCTAGGTAGAGATCTATTGAACTCCATGATGGCTCTGTCTATTTCATCCACTTCTTCAAAGTCACCTTCACGTCTTGCCATGTTACGTTTACGTAGTAATTTGGTGCGTCTATTATTTATAGCTTCTTGTCTACGACGATTGTTTTTATTGAACTCTAGGGCTTGGATGTAGGACTGAGGTGCAAACCCTAACGACTGCATGACTAGGTTGTAAGGGTTAATATCTTCCGTAATAGGATCACCTCTACGTGTGGTAGCCCCTTCAGTAGCAAAACGTAGCGTCTTCATGCCGTTTCGCACGGATGCAGGAACCATTGACTCAATGCCTCTGTAAACTTCTCCGTCAAACATGTCTTTTACACCGCGCTCTACGCTTAGACCAACGCCCACAACAGGGCCACCAAGCTGTTCTATTAGTGTCCATAAGTTGCTTTGATCTTTTTCGATGATGGGTTTACGGTATAAGAGGCTGTTCATAGAGATACGATTGGCTACGTCTGCGCCTAAAACTTGGTTTGCTAATCCCCCGTATACACCTTCACCCACTAACTTACGTGTGGCTGCTTCGAAGTCATCTTCGTCTTCATCTGCAAACATGTTGTACAGTACGCCGAAAGCTCCCATGAGAGGCATACCACCAAGACCCGCCATAAGCCCTGTCATCCCCATAAAACCTGCCAACCCTTTCTGTGCCGCTCTACGCTCTTCAGGGTTCATGTTACTCATAGCATCTTTGGCTAAACGCATCATCATGTAGTATTTACTGATAGCAAATCGCTTAAATAAGAACAGGATGTTCCCTATACCTGTTTGCGCTACAGTAGGTCGCCCCGCCGCCGCTGTGCCACCTAGAGTAAACTCTGTGTCGTTGACTGCCTGTTGAGACAACTCTCTTATTAGATCACCATCTAAAGTTTTACCGTCCTGTAATGCTTTTCTAGCAGATGCAATATACGCAGCTATGAACGTTGCTTCCCTATTAAATCTTTCTGAGTGATGGAACATAAAACTCATAAAGCGATTAAACGTTTCTAAAGGAGCGTCTCTGCCAACTTCTAAGGCTTCTTGAGTAAACGATTGATTAAACTGTCCTTGGCTTGTGCCAAGCTCTATTGCTACATCTACGCCTAACGCTTTCATCTCTGGCGGTAGACCGTCTCCGTAGTTCGCTGCAGATTTACCAGAATAACCCATATTTATCTCTTGAGGTACTAACGTACCGTCTGACCCGGGAACCATAGCTGTACGTGTTTTAGGGGCTTTGGCAAATAATTTAGCAGCATCTGCATAAGCTCTTGTCATATTACTAGTACCGTACTTACCTGCAAGCACAGGCATAGAAGACATGGCTACGTCAAAGAATGTAATAAACGCGGACGAAAAGTTTAGTCCCATAGTGTAGGCAAAGCCTAGGCTGTTAGTCATTTGAGACCATCTTGGTATGTTTGGAGACTGGGCAAATTTTGCCATTTGATCCATTTTTGCTGCCATCGCAGAGGTTTCAGGGTCAGTTAGATAACTTTGTTTAGATCCTTCCGCTCTAGGCTCTGCTAGTTTCTTCCTAAAACCTTCTAGTTTAGCTGCAAACTGCATCTGTACTAGCTGCCTGTTTAGGTCACGACCTTTTTCTTTTAGCATTGTGTAAGAGTCAAATTCTATACCACCCATACCCGTAGGTGTAGTGTCCCCAATAAAACCTCTTACATCGCCACGGCGTCTAAAGTTCTGCATAAATGATCGCTCTGGCATGGCATCTAAGGCTAGGTCTACTAATGCTTGCATGGCTTCTTGATAGGATTCTTTTGAATCAAAAGACGATTCTCGTAGTGCCACAGTATTTAACACATCTTGTACAAACTTCGGAGGTGGAGTTCTTTGTAAGTCCATTGGCCTACTAGCTTCACTAATTTCTGAATCAGAGCCGCCAAGCTCTGCTACTTTATCTCTAGCTTGCTGCGCTTTACGTAATGTAGGGTAATACTCCACAAACCTTTCGCCTGTCGTGTTGTCTGGATTTAAAGGGTCGGGTGCTGTGTACGCTAGTCTGTATTTACCTTTACGAGTAAGTGGGAAGTACGGACGTATTATGCCACCTTGGGCTTGTAATGTTTCTGTGAGCTTTTGCATAGCTGATTTTCTTGTCGCAGCATCAGGCATGGTAAGTTCTAGCCTTACTTCTAATGCTTTTATTACATCGTTATAAGTGTCTTGGAAGTAGTTCCGCATCTGTTGATAAAGAGTTTTGCCTTTGTCATCCAACTGATTGTACAGCTCTAGCAGCTTTGCGTGATCTGCCGTCTTTTCACGGCTGTTAGAATACTGTGCAACATTTACGGAAGGATCAACACGTAGGTAGGTGCTACGCGGCACTAAGTTATTTAACACCTTCATTTGATCTGGGTTTGCTTTTTGCCAATTAAATAGATCTCTAGACAAAGAGTTTAACAAGTCTGTCTTGTTTCGAAGTGTACCGCTCATCTCGTTTATTAAGATATTTAACTCAGGTGCAAATGGTATTTTAGCTTTTGCAAAGTCAGATAAAATGTTCGCTGGCGCTAAAGATAGCAGGGCGTTCTTTAGTTTTGGACTAACATTCTCGTTGTATGCTATATCCGCAAAGTCTACCACGGTTTCGGTGGTGCTTTCAGGAACTACATTTGCCACACTGCTAAGAAGTTTACCCGCTCCTGATTTTGTCGCAGCAATAAGATATAACTCTTGTGCGTCACGATAGTCTGGGGCAGGTGCTATCATACCGTCTATGATACGGTCTACTTCTGTTAGAGCAGATGATCGGGGTAAGCCTAATACACGACGTACAAGCTGACGCATCGCATCGGTAAACTTATTCCACAGTGTTGTGTTGCCTTTATTAGTTTTGGTAAGCGCCAACATTGTTTGGAACTGAGGATTACTTAGAGCTTCAGCAACAAACTCGTCTAGATTTCTAGTGCCGTACACTTCGCCGATTTGCTCACGCACTACCTTAAACACGTTTTCTAACTGCTTTGTAGTTGGTAAAGACTTATTAGCTATAGAAGCTGCAGTAACCGCATGGGTCATTTCATGAAGCACAGTATGTGTGTTCATACCAGTATTTCTGTTTACATAGATAGTGTTTGCTGAAGGGTCAAACAGCCCTGCACCCTCGCGTCCTAATATGGGTTCGAGACTATCAACCACTTGTACTTGTGTATTTCCTACGGACTTTTCTAGTTTAGCCGCAACCTGACGCACACGTTTTACAGGGTTAGTAGCTGCTATAGAACGTAGCACTACGCCTAACTGATTGTTCTCTAACGCATTTATCATGCTAGGTAGCAATCGTAAGTCCAATGAAGACACTGGATTTTCTAAAAAGAACCCATCTCTGCGGCGTAATGCAGCTTCTCGTGTATCCTCACCTTTAATAGTTTTAAGTTGGAACTCTTGCGCTATCTTGTTTGGAGCTTGCTTTGGCTCGGCCTGTATTCTAGTTGCCGCTCGTCTTTTTTCTATTTGAGCATCTATACGTTCAGAGGTAGCTTTGGATTGCGGATCACGTCCATATACCGCTATATTCTCTGACACAATGGCTTGAGCTTGGGGAGACATATTATTCTTTACCCATGTGGCTGCTAGACGCCCATTACCTCTAGTCTGATCTTTATAAAATAAATACTCTGCATCAGAAGTTACATCCTCTCTAGCATAGCTTTGTCGAGGCTGACTGATACTTGCGGCTCCTATAGCTGCTAGTGCATCTGCAGGTCTTCTCATTTTCTGGAAAAACACGTTTGCCGCTTTTTGCTCTTTGCTCTTATTTGGAGCGTCTAATAGTGTTAATACAGCTTGTTTGTCAGCTACTGTAGTTGTGTCAGGCTCTCCAGACATAGCTTCTGTCTCGGCAAACTTTCTAGCTACTCGTACTTCATCTTTTGATAGCTGTCCTACCTTTGTTTTCGGTTGTGTTAAATAAAACTTATCGTCTAGTTTTCGTTGCAGTTCTTGTTGAGCCGCATACTCTTCGTCTTCTACAACTTTTGTAACAGCGTCAGCACGAGCAATATCTGGAGCGACAGGGGCAGGAGGCGTCACCTCTATACCTGCAGGTATAACTTGTCCTGTGGAAGTTACGTCCATTCCCGGCTCACGCTTGAGTGTAGGTTTCGGTACAAGAGGCGCACGTAGATTAGGTGGGTCTGCTACAGGTGTGTCTGTTACAGGTGTGGCGGTTTGTTGTTCTGTAGTCTTTTGAAGGGCCGCTATTTTTGCCTCTTCTTCAGCCGTTATTTCATCTATCCCGTCCAGCATAGATTTGTTTCTGGCGCGTATCTCTGCCATTTCTTTGTCAAGCACTTGTTTTGCGGTTAATGTATCTGACTCTGCTCCTGTTGTGTCTGTAGCAGCATTAGTAGCTGACACACTATCTCCCACTGCTCCATCGTTAGATGATACAGACTCTTCGGTACTCTCAACTCCACTTCCAGTCCCTCCGCTTCCAGCCACGCCAGATTTACCACCCTCAGTGCCTCCTCCAACTCCTGTGACGTTAGCGGTAGCTCCTGTTCCAGTAAGTAATCGCTCAATTCTATCTCCTATATCAGGTACTTTTTTCTTTACTTGCGAGTTTTTAGCGTACTTTCGTAAGTCTTTTTGTACTTCTGGATCGGAAAGATCTTTACCTACAACCCGTTTTCGTAGTGGAGCTGCCTTCATAACCCCCGCTTCTGTAAGCATTTCATCGGTTACAAGATTTAAATCTAGTTCTAGTTGTTCAGGTTGTTGAGTTTGATCAGTTGTTTCAGTTGTTTCAGTTGTTTCAGTTGTGGTATCGTCTGCTACAGGTTTTTGACCCAAATCTTGATCTGGAAACAATTCTCCCTGTGTTTCAGGCTGTTGGCGTGTAGTGGTAGTGGTAGTGGTGGGTGTTGCAAAAGCATCTCCAACTGCGCCGATAGTGCTTCGTGTGCCGCCACCGACTAATCCACCTGCAATAGCTGCTTCGCGGTATTCTGCAATAGCATCTTCACTGTCAATAGGTAACCCTGCTTGAGCGCGTTCAAGCATTTGTTGTCCGACCTCAGTTAAACTTTCTGTCCCTGCGCCTGTACCCGCACGAACTCCGGTTCTCGTAAAGATAGATTTACCCAGCGGACGTAATACACCACCTAACAAGATCTTGTCAGCTAAACCCTCAAGGGCTGCTTGTCCAAACGTAGCTCGGAGAGCCGCGCCTACATCAACACTATCTAGCTCTCCCGCTGCCACTCGGTCTTCTTGTCTCTGGATATTGTTACCAAATAGTATGGGTGCAGTCGCAACGCCCGCCGCTGCCGCACCCGCTACAAATGGTGCTGTAGGAGCGAGGACAGCCGTTGCAGCCGCTGCACCAAGACCTGCGCCTAGCTGTGGTATTTGTTCGCCAAAAACTTCACCTGCATAGGTAAGTCCCGAACCCAGTCCTGTTACGTCTGTGGACTGCATACGCTTTGGTTGTTGTAATAGTAACTCGTTAAGCTCTTGACGGGCATTTTCTTCTACACCAAGACCGTAATCTTTTAAGAAATCAAAGCCTGTTTCTTCACCTATTGTGCCTATCGTTTCGCCAATAGCTTCCTTAAACTGTTTCTTACCACGAGCAAACCCGCGACCAAATGCAGTACCGTCATCGAATTCGGCTATGCGATCTTCACCAAACTGCTCTACTAGTTGTGATCTTACATCCGCTCTGTCTTTGTTAAGTAGTTGGTTTATTCTAGCAAATTCAGTATCGCTAGGGGCATCGCCTTTGATAGTAAAATTATACGCTCGTCCTGTCTGTTGATCGACATAGTTGTATACGCCCATAATGCAACCTCTATGCGTCTGCTACGTTTGCGCTTATTGTGCTGCTAACACCGCCTGTTAGCATGTCTCTATACTTTTGTAATATTGCCAACTCTTGTGCTTGTTGCGGAGATAACTCTTCTAGAGCTGAGAGTCGAGCGTATCTATCGCCTTCGTTTAGTAGGTCATAAGTATCTTGCACTCTTTTAAGTTCGGCGGCGGCTGCTCTCGATTCTCCTAACTTAGTTCTTAAATCTAAATTGGCTTGTTGGATACCTAATCCTATTTCCGAACGTAAAGCAGCAGCTTTTGAAGCATCTATTCTTTCTTGTAAGCTTAGTATAGCTATCTTGTTTTTGTTATAATCTTTCTTGCGATCTTTAGCG